TGGCAAATGTATCACCCAACTCACGAGCAATACGACGAATAAGATAAGGCATATCGAAGAAGTCAGTATTCCAACCAGTGATGACATCTGGATAATTCTGCTGCCAAAAAATCATAAACTCTTTAAGTAGCTGTTGTTCGTCACGACAGTTGATATACTTTACATCTGAACGAGTGTTTTCAAACTCACCAACACCAAAGGTAGTTATCTGTTTGTCTTTGGAATCTCTGATTGTGATTAGAAGAATCTCTTCATTGGCAGATTTAATATCTGGAAATCCATCTTGAGTGGCAGTCTCAATGTCAATAGTAAATACACGGACAAGATCCATGTCCCAATTGACTTCATCGTAATTATCGCTGATGTATTGATATGCATAATTTGTATTACCATATACATCAAAGCCATGCACATCTTCGTATTGCTTGACAAACTCTCTGGTCTCTTTAATGGTTCCAGGTTTAATCTCATCAACGCAAACGCCATCAAGAGTCTTCCATGAAGACTCTTTCTTAGAAGTGACATACAGCGTAGGGTAGAAATCCACCTTACGCTGATATTGTCGTCCTTTGTCATACCCTCGAATAAAAACTTTATCTCCAAGAGCATGTACAGAAGTATAAAATTCCATTAACTTTCTTTCCAATACATAAGCATCATTGCGTCTAGTGCACAATCATGAACAGGGTGGTGTTTAATAACTTGTGTTCTGTTGAACAGTGGGTGGTCAACCTCACAGTAACCATTGGTGGAACCAGACATAATGTCAACTGCAGTTCTCACATCTCTCCACATATTATACCCTGTAATTTCTTGCATGCCAAGTCTAACTGCCAATGAATCGATTGCCATCTGGTCAAGTGAACCTCGTGCCCACATAGTTTGTTTATCAGCATTTGGAAACTTAGCCATGTAGTTATAAAATGTATTCAGACCATTCTCAACAGTCATATCATTTCGAGATGGATCTAAAGATACTTTGCGAACATATTCGTGTTGTGACTTCCACCACTCTAGCGTAGACTTAGAAGATGTTCTTCCAAGTTGGATCTGTTCCTTGACATCAAATTTAACAAAGCATGCATTGTCCAACAAGTCTTGATATGTTGGACGCATCTCTGGGTCAAAGTGAATCAATGCAGCAGATAGGATCACACAGGTAGACTCTACACCTAGAGTCTCCACATCGAACATAAACATTATATTACTCCAATTAGATTTTTATATGCATCAATTTTTTGCTTATTTAAACTAGGTATATCATACTTGTTATACAATTCATAATATGTTAGATTTAAAATATCAGATAATGGAATACCAAGAGCTAAATGTGGGATAACTTGAAAGTCTCCAACCTTATCAGATTGATCTTTTATATTACGAAATTGTAAAGCAATATTTGATACAATATCAAAGGTCAATCCATTTTCATGAATCCAATTTCCTTTGTCATCAAATGTATATCCATAAATTTCTGGCTTCATTGTAAACTCAGAACTATAAGAGTTTGTGCCTTTGCGTGGGTCTTGGATAAACAGTGGACTAAAGGATGTATGATCTATAGGATAGTCTTCTGATGTAACATAATCATACAACTCTTGAAAGTATTGTTCATTATCATATGGAAGTCCAAGAATTAATCCTGCGCCAATATTAACATTACCTTTCCATTTATCTCTCACCCACGATAATCTTCTTTTAACTTTATCTGGGTGCAAGCCCTTACCGATTGCTCTTGCACTTTTATGATTGAAAGATTCAACACCAAAGAATGCTCCAACTATTCCAGCTTCAAGTAACAAGTCTGCTTGATGCGTAAACTTGTCCATTAAATCAATTCTTAAGAAGCATGCGAACTTTGGTTTAAATGGCAATGAAGTGAACAACTTATGAAACTCTTCCATCTTATCGTTGTCATCATTAAAAGTATCATCAGTTATATAAAAGGTATCAGTCTTTTTAGTTTCCCACAACTCAACTAATTCATCACGAACTTCTTCCATGTCTCTAATGTAGGTTCCTTTTTTCTTACCCAATAAAGGATAGTTACAAAACTTACATTTAAAAATACACCCACGAGCAAATTCTAATGAAACAGGTTCTCCAGGAATCAATGTGAATGAATCATTACCCCATTCTGTTTTTAGATTAGACATTTTAGGTTCTTCAAACTTAGAAGATTCAACTAGAGTTGAACCAATCGGAAGAGTAGAAGCACCTAATAGTTCTTTCTCTTTACCAGAAAGATAATCAGTCAGATGTACAGAAGAAACATCAGCATATCCAAGAATATAATAATCAACTCTAGGATCTTCTTTCAAATTTAAGACATATGCACCACCGAAGACAATTTTAGCATTACTATTTTTTTTAATATAATCGTATAGAACTCCAATATTATTGGTATTTCCTTTATACATCTTCTCTATCGGCGTTAATACCTTTCCGTGTTGATATCCGAAACTTCCAAAGTAACCAAAGAATGTAGAGGAATAACCAACCCACAAAGTATCTTTGTTGAGATGTTTACTCACTGCAGCTACCAATTCTTCAGCTGACATATATTGGATATAGTCAATGACTTGAACTGTGTATCCACTCTGCATCAATGCAGAAGCGACCCGATATGCACCTAAAGTTCTTTGAATTCTAGGTTCAGTATCTGGTTGGTATGTCGCTCCAGTTAAAATAATAACTTGTGCCAATTACCAGTCTCTCTTATAACCAACTTCAGTTACAAATGTTTTAATCTTATGTTCGTCAGTCCATGACGAACAGTATGCATTTTCAGCGTCACACATTGGAATAATTTCTTCTTTAGCGATCTCTCGAGAACTAAAAATAGTTTCACCAAGATACAACTGAGAAAACTCTCTCATTTCTTCACATGTAACACTATCTTCTGCCCATTGAATTGCACTGCAAGGCACTTCACCATCATTGTGATTGTCTGGCACTTCAATAATATAACGCATACGATATTGTGCAATACAATCAACCAAAACATACTTACTCATTAATCATCTCCTTAGTTAAGGCAAGAGAATTCTTCAGTGCTTTCTCAGCAACACGAAGACCATATTCCATCTCACGATTTTTCCTAACAACCAAACTATTCTTTTGCAATGCATCTTGATAGTTTTCGTACAACTCCAAAGTATTTTTCTGCAGTGATTCAACATATGTAGTCAGTTTATGAATAGTTACCCATGAACCATCAGCAAGTTTAGTATGACCATCACGAATGCGGAACTCATCAGTCCATCGGTCACCTTCTTTGTACTTTGGCATTGGCTCAAAGATAAACAGTTCTTGTTCACCTAATTTTTTTAGAACTGTAGTGAATCGTTCTTCAATAGTTTCTTTACCATAAAACATTATTCATCTCCTTCATCAGATGCATATTCTTGACTGCGACCATCCATTGCTGCATGGATATCACAAAGAGTGCGATGCCATCCATCAGTGTATCGTTTTCCTGGAGCACCACACTCTTCACAAGTGCGATACGACATGCTTTCGGCAAACGAGATGTAGTTATAGTGTTTATCAGTTGCAGCCTGAACATAGAATCGTAGACCACCAAACTTCTCTTTCACTTGAACAGCGACTGGCACTTTGGCAGTTTCCTCATCCAGTTTTGCTTTGGCATCATCAATTGCTTCTTGCGTTACTACCTTAGTTCCCCAAAGAGTATTTCCAACACCAACTTCAACAAGATTATCATAACGATCTTTTGCTTGACGATAATCGCTAGTCAAATGTGCACAAAGAGTATCGATGATATTATACCAACCATCGCCCACACAAAGACCCCAGCACATGGCTGTAACTTGCATGTTCGCATTACGATCTCGAAAGATCAGCGGATACTTCGCACACAATTCTTTATCAAGTTCTTCACGCATAATTAACTCCAAGTCCTATGGGCTTCTGCCACCCATTCAAGACCATCATATTCTGCGATAGTCCACTCAACATCATCAGGAATCTCAACAATCTTGAGTTCAGAAAATCTGTTTGCTGCTTCTCCACCTAACTGCTCAACAACTTGAACCAGAACAGGATCATTACGAGGGATATCATGAACAGACAAATTCTCATAAAAGAAATATGACTTGTTGTACTCTCCAAGTTCAATACCTTTTAGTTGTGCATACAGGTCTTGTGCTTCTTTAGAAAGACCAAACCCACCATGACACACATTAATAACAACTTTCATTTGAA